GTAGCCCGCGCCAACAATAGCGTTGTCAACTGTGCCAAGACCGGGTACAGTATAGTCCCCCAGCCCTGCTGAGAGGCTGGGACCACTGGTGTCTCTCTGGCTACCGATGGTGCCAAAGTTGAACCAATTGTCAAAGTATCCCCCTCGCCCCCCTTTGAGCCTAAGGCCACTGGAACGGAGGCGCCTTATTCGCCGCCGCCCCCCCATACGCGATCGGCCATAGCGCCCAGCTCCACTGAACTTGAACTGGGCCCTATTGGCCATTTGCTGTGCGGTGGCAGAATACTTGCTTGCCCCGAACAGCGCCTGACTTTCTGCAGAACCCCGAGGAGGACCATAGAAGGACAACTTGGGTCTGCGCGTGCGTACACGCAAGTCAGCTGTGTTAAGCCCAGCGGGCCAACCTAAATAATCAGACATTGTGTAGTGTTGTGTGTTGTGTTCTGTGACACGTGTTCTGTCCGGAAGTTTCGAAACTCCGCATGAAACTTCCGGACAGAACAACCTTATAATGTTCGCTGGTGTTCAGCGTGATAAATTTTATGATCATGCTGGTTATCGCACTGCTCTTAGTGCTGCTCGTGGATATATTAGCGTCGCTGATCCTCTCGGTGATCGTCGCGCTGCTGCATTGTTGCGTCAAGTCGACTCGGGAGTGAGACGCGCTATTGCTGATCATCCAGGTAAACCTTATCCACCTAAGAAACATGATTGGTATGTAAAGGACATTCTTGCCCGTGCTCGCCGTCTTGGACCTATGCCTCGAGGTAAATATCCAAGCGGTGCTTATTGCGGTCGAGGTGCTTATCGACGCCCCCGCCGGGGCGGGGGGAGGGGGCGCCGCCGGGTTGGGTTTGAGCGTGTTTTGAACAAACCCGGTGGTCGAGAATTCCTTTCTCGACAGTATTGGCGTGATTATCCATCTGGTCGTCAGCCATGGTGGGCTACTCGCAATCCTCGGGAGATGGTTGTTGAAGAGTTAGCCCAAGTTCATCAGCATAATCCTGCTACAGCGCAAGCAATTGGTACTGCAATTGCCGCTGCATATGGTCAGGGTTTATCCCCCCCAATATTTGCAAGTGGTGGTTTGCCCATTCCACATGGCATTGTACGCCGACTTGAATTTGGGGAGGGGGAGGTGAATCCCGATCCAGAGTTAAACTCTAGTCGTAGGATTAATTAAGAGCCGCGAAGCGGCGACACGGTTATAAATGCAATGTATTTTCTTTTGCTATGTATATTTAGTTTCAGAGCAGAAACCTTAATGATGAAATGACCAAACCCGCATGGCACAGGTTAGGGTTGGGCCCCCAGGCCCAACCCTAACCTGTGCCATGCGGGCGCGTGCCCGCCCCCCCCAAAGGGGGGGGCGGGCGTGCGAAGCCCCTAATTCCGTTTAGTCTTGAGGGTCCCTTTGGTCCACTGGGTGAACATAGGGTAGGGCTGCATAGGCACAGCTCCCTCGGGGTTGTACACCCCGGGGGGGGGAGGGGCTTCAGCCTGGAAGGCGAAGTCCTTGGTGGCCGCGGCACTGGATGACATGATCTCAGTGATCTTGCGGACATCCCAGCGGTCCTTAGACAGCTGGTCCCAGGCCGGTGGCTCGTTGGCCACAATGACAATGTGAGGCCTGTTGAAGGTGCACATCCCACTCTCATACTTGCCGTTGAACAGCAGGCCATTGGCGATACCCTCCAGGGCATTGTAGGACACTGCGCCCATGGAGCTGCGCGGGATGTCGAACAAACAGATTTCCAGCTCACGGGGTGGGATCTTTTTCTCCGGGTTACCGTTGATCCACTGGGTGACAGCGTACTTGATGTTGTCCCCAGCACCCTGCACGAACAAGGCCTTGAAGCGCATGCAGATGGCCTTGATGAGGGCTGACTTGCCCACGTTCCCGTTGGGCTCATATACCCAGGTGATGATTCGGGAGGTTGTTGAGCAGGGCTTGGATACCTCCTCCAGCAACTGGCGTTGGTACGTGTAGAGCTTGCCTCCACGTGCCTCGAGCACCTCCAGGGGGTCCTCCACAGCGCGGAGCTTCACAGGTGCAGCCTCTGCCTTGGGGTACTTGGGAGGGTTCTCGTCAAAGTTGAGGAAGTAGCCCTGGGTGTCCAGGTCTCTGACGATGAGCAGCTCGTCTGCGGTCCACTCCAGGCGGGTCTCCTGCTTGGTGCAGTACTGGTGGGCCGTCCAGGGCATGCCCTTCATGACCTCGATGTAGGCCCGGGGGGAGATGATCTCCCTCCAAGTGCGGATGCTCATGGCTTCAGAAGCGTAGGCGTAGATCTGCAGGTGCAGCATGCCGGTCTCTGGGGCCACTTCCCACTGGAAGGCGAAGTGTTTGGCCCGGTTGCGCAGCCGCTGGGCCAGGTTGACGGGGTTGGGCAGTGTCACAGCCTCGTCGTTGTCCGCAGCCAGGAGCAGGCTTGCCCTGGTGTAGGTAGTTGTCCACGTGGCCATTACACCCCTTGCTCGGACCTTGTCGATGCCTGTGTCCGTTGGCGCCTTGATGCGGAGTTCATCTGGCGACAGTTGACAGTTGGTTGGGGGTAGGGGTGTGTGGTGTGGAAGGTGTGTAAAGTGTGTAAGTCAAGAGGATTACTACCAAAAAGGGGGATGATCTTTGGTTACCCCTTTTTGTGTAAACTGTGTAAACAGTTTACCTTGACTTAGTCCACTTACCTGTCTCGCCGGCATCAGGCGTCTCCGATGAGTTCCCCTGGACAGGGGCGGAGGGGTTGATCTCCTTGGGGACGGGGCTCTCATTGTCGCTCTCCTGGAAGATGACAGCCTTGTCGTCACCTTTCCCGTACACGCCAGAGTGCCCCTGTCCAAGGAGGAATTCCTCCATCACTGGGCTTCCCTCCTCCAGGCCGCTTACCGCGTGGTCTACGGTGACCCCGCCCCCGCCCGCCCGCCCCCCGGCGGCCGCGGATTGGGTGATAGACAGCTCCCCACCACTCTCAATGTCCTTGCCATGGGTTACGTGCATGGTATGGGGGGCGTTAGCACCCTGGAGGACGGGGATGAGTGAGGTGGCGTGGTCCACGTGGCCTGTGTGTTCCGTGGGTTCCGCGGTGGGTGAGTGAGGGAGGTGAGGATAAACGCCAAGTGAAAAGTAGCGACCCGTATGTATATCGATAGTATCAAACACATTGTGTGGTTGCGGGGTTGACTCACGGGCTTTCTTCATGGGGGAGTCAGACATTTTGGAAAAGTATGTTTTTCCAACGATAAATTTTTTGACCCCCCCTATTTTGCCGATGTGTAAACTGTCACCTGAAAAGTTTTTGTTTATTTATATACAAAGTTTTTTCATAAAGTATTTTTCACTTACAGTAATGTACGTCACCTAGATCGAGTGCCAAGTGCTCGTGATGGGGTTAGTTACGAAGGGGTTCGGTCCCTTTGGCTAATGTCCAAACACCCCGCCCCCGGTTGCTAACTAACAGATCGATACATACAATAGTTTTTGCCCTAAGAACTAATGGTCTGTCCAATATAAGGCGATTGAACCGGCACACCTGCTGAGTTCACCAATGAAACAACGTTCTGTGAGTTGTTGAAACCTGAGTTGTACTCAGTTATATCCAATGTGTAACCCAATACTGATTGTGGCAATGACTCTGTTGTTGGGTTCTTGTTGTCGTATATCATTGAAATTGTGTTAACCCCTCCACCAGTGCTTTGACTAACCCGCACATGTGCAATACCTGTTAAGGTTATCGTCTTCCCTCCCGCGGTAGGAGACGTTCCTGCTTGTATTGCCACATTGAACTGTGGTAGGGATGTTCCACTTGGTCCGATTACATTAGTCGACGGTTGGTTGAGACCAAACGTTCTTGTGCATTCCACCAGATCTGGGATGAATCCACATGAACCTGTAAGGTTGCACGTGAGTACTGGACTGTCTGTATTTGATTGATCTGTCCCCGCCCCTGCCACTACAGGGCCAGGTGAAAAAGATAACAATTTCAGTGTTATCTGTAGATCACCAGTGTACCACGTCGGCACCAAGTATTCGAATATAAGTGGTGCAGATGAATTCGCGCAGAATAGTTTCAACCCTGTTCCCGGGTCGTTGATTCTGTTCTGAGATCCATACCCTATGCTCCTCATAGGCCACTTATCAATATAGTTATCTGCTACTACCCAAGGCGCTACAAGATCAATGCTTTGGAAGTAGTCTCGCAGAATAGTGTCTCCAGTGGAGATGGGCAGTTTTGGCTTGCGTAACTGAACTGTGTATGCTACCCATAGTTCACCCAACAGCTGTCCACTATATTCAGCAGGTGTACCAGTAACAATGACGTTGAGGTTTCCCAAATCGTATTGTTTAATGTCGTTACCAAGACCACCGTCTGTGAGGGGCCCAACTCGCACGTACTTTCCAGGTGCCCCACTATTTTTAGTGGGGTCGCATTCCACACCGTGATTCATTGAGAGGCTTGCCTTGCACGACATTGCCATGTCGTAACTCTTTGCTCGCAATGTATCATCGAAAGGAGGGTCGTTGGGATTGTACTGCGTTACCATGATGACTTCACCAGTTTGCCCGGTACCTGAGTTGAAGTCGCTAACCATGGGACGCCAGTAGAACATGAGTTGCATAAATTCGTACTCTTCAAATTGAGGTGCTACGAGTGCCAACCATGGGAAGGTCTGTTGAAGACCTGGGTTCAGGGGCAAAACAATGTTTTGGAATGCCCCTGCTGTTGCAGGAGCATAAATGCTCTGCAAGAATTCTACTTTAGAAAATGTTCCGCTGCTATGATGAGGAGCGAACTGAGGGATACCAGCAGAGCTGTAGCCCGCGCCAACAATAGCGTTGTCAACTGTGCCAAGACCGGGTACAGTATAGTCCCCCAGCCCTGCTGAGAGGCTGGGACCACTGGTGTCTCTCTGGCTACCGATGGTGCCAAAGTTG